AGAGAAATCAGATCCGGGAACACCAAGCACCCCTTCAGTCATTACATGTTCAATCCTGCCCCGTGCCCTGCCACCGCTAGAGTTCCACGACACGAATGAGCCTTCACGAAGAGCCTTCTCAGTCTCGCCCTCAAAATAGTGGATCTGCCTCAGACGTTCTTCCGCTTCACCCATAGTCGGGTAACAACCAAACGACCGTGAACCGTCTTCAGAATACACGCAGTATTCGCCTTCTTCTTCGCGAATAATTTTTGTGACTCCTTCGGTAGCGATCCGTTGGATCATTCCATCCTGAGCGACTATCGCGTACCCCTCACCCATGATGACAACAGACCGGTCAGGGGCAGGGAGTCCACGGAGTTCCGCGAGCCGATATGAAGCCAGAACCCCGGAGGCATCGTCACGTTCGGCAACCATTTGAAGTTGGTCGTCCGTGAGGGAATTGATTTTATCGAGAAGATCCATAGATCTATTCTACGGGTTCAGTAATGAAGGTTTGATCTATAACATCAACGCTAGGGATTTCGAAAGGAATCTCTACTTCGTTGCCCCTCATTTTTATTTCTTCGATTTCGCTTTCCAACTGATCCCAAGTAATGGAAGCCTCCACGCTACGGATCATCGTGGATTGTTCTTTAGGCATCCCCATAGTAATTTCTTGGATCATGAAGTCTAATTCTTCGCCGGTCATGTTGTACCCGCTTTCTCTAGGAAGGCTCTGTAAGCCTCCTCATCCAGCACTTCCAATATACCACCCCTCCCCCGCGCTATTAAACGGGGGGTGCGAGTAGTCGTGTCATACAATTCAATCTCATCAGATAACCGGGCAGCAGTAGGGAAAACCTTCGAAACAGAAGCGTGAGTTTTAGTAATCTTTTCTATTGGAACTTCTCGTCCAGATCTAGCAGCGCGAGCAGTCGAACGAATAATTGCTTCATCCACACTAATCGTTGCATAGTAAGCCCGAACCTGATAACCGTTAGCCTGCGCCGCACTCGTCTTAGCGACAAGCCCATCAATGCTACCGTTGCCCGTTCCATCCAGTGCAATATTTACCCGTCTTTCAAAAGCAGCCTGCTGAACTCTCTTCGCAATATAGGAAGATTCTTCGTGAACAAACGCAGCCGCATTCTTGTCACCCGCAGCAACCATTCTGCGATACTCAGGGATCATTCCCTTAATCGCATCCGGATCAATCTTTGCAACATTCTTATCACCGAAACCAGCGATCCTGCCTAGCGCGGTAGTTTTACCTGAAGCCGGGCCACCACCAAGCATTGTGTAAGTCGGGTTCTGACTCGCCCTATACGGGGCAAGAATATCCATCACAATACGATCATGTAAAGCCGATCGCTCAGCGTTGAACATTGGGATGCCTTCAGGAGTCCTCCCCGTCACATAATCCTTGCCACTGTATTGCGATAGTTCTTTGAACTCGTCATCACCAATTCGTGTTGTAGTTCCCATCGGCTGCATCGGTGCTATCCCTGTTTCAAGAATCTCATCTATTTGTTCTTGACTCATATCCGACAAGTCAGCATCCGGGGCAGCAGGAGCAAGCACAATGTCGCAGCGGCACATCGGATGAATAGGAGGCTCACCCATCTCGAACTCTTCACCAATAAAGATAGCGTTCGATTGATCATATTTCACCGACATAGATGAACAGTCTTCACAAATACGATCATCGTCATTAGCCGACCAATACTTCCTGTCATTCGGTGAAATGTATCCCTCCTGAATACCCTGACCCCACGCCTGCCTTCTACCTTCATGTGAGGCGCGAAGAATCTCTGTGCGAGCAATCATTTCAGAACGGTAACGGTGAATACGATCTGAATACTTATCCGTTAAAGAATCAGTTCGTGTCAAAGCATCCGACAAAGATCTCCCTTGACCTATTTGTTCAGCAAACGTGCGCTGGCGAAAATTGTCCACCCACCCTGATTGTCTCTGCGTCAAACCAATATGATCCCGCAAAGATCTAGCCGTCTGAACCCCCGTGAACTCCCCCATCGAAGCCCGTGAAGCCAGATCACGAACAACATCTATCTGAGCCTGAGTCACTTCACGAATAAGGTTTCCGGATTCTTTAGCAGCCCATTGAGCAGCCTCCGGACGGGCAGCGTCAAACTTGAAACGTAATTCTGCTTTTTGAATACTAGGCAACTGAACTCGTTTACCACCGTCAATAAGTTCAGCGAGTAACTCTTCCTGCATTCTTTCCTGTGCCCTGTACCAAGGATCTTCGCTAATCATCCCGACCACGAACGGTAAAGAACGATGCTGAATAGCATCAATAATCAGATTCTCGTCCTGTTTAATTTGTGCCTGTGTTTCCTTTATCGCGTCCAAGTAGATTCGTTGGAATCTTTTCTGGCTAGCAGTTAAAGCCTGACGGGAAGTAGGCGGGGTGCGTTGCTTGAACCTAAGCATCACATCAACGATTCAGTATCAGGCTCCGGGAGGTCAGCGAGGGAACGCATATGCGCTTCTAGGACAGTGTCCGGCATGATCACACCGGCAGCGGCCAACTTAGAAACGAAGTCAGAAACTTCGCCAAGTTCGATGCTGCTCACCTGACCGTAGGTAAGGTAAGGAAGTTTGTCTACACGCATAGCGTTCAGTTTTAATAGGCGTGGGATCGCGTGTTGATTGACTACTTCGGCGATGGATTTCGCTATCGAATCAACGGCGAGAGTCCACAAATCAATCTTCGCTGCACCTAAAGAAAATGAGCCTACCCGGTCAGATCCCAGAAGCAGGAAGTCCGATAGGAGCGACATGGCGATTCGGTGGTCGTAGCGTTGAATAACAGCGCCCGTGTCGAACTGTCTCCCACCGGAAGCAGAAAGCAAAGTAAGGTCGAAGATCCTGTTACCTGCTTCGTCATAGGCGGCAGGGAAAACGATCCCTTCCTGTTCGTTACGTTTCACGTTCTGCACAATCTCCGTGATCGCTTGAAGGACAGCCTTCTGTTGCGGCGTAGCGGTGCTAGAAAGGTACTCTGGTGGGACGTAAGCCATCGGCAGTCCTGCAAGGTCACGTTCAATTCCAACCGCTTCAATTTCTTCTATGCGCCTCTTGTAGAACCACGGACGGTAAGCGTTACGGAGCAGCGAGTAACCTTCAGGATTATTCCGGTTCGTAGTCGTGCGGAACAGGAGAGCCTTATCCATCGGGATCCGTGCCAGCCCTTGACCTGAAGAAGGATCCATTTGGATAAGACCCTGAATACCACCATGCTCATCAATCATCCACTCTTGCAAAGTTTCTTGCGCCCGGACAGGCCATTTACGCCAACCAATCCGGTTGTCTGCGTAATTCGATTGAGTCTTCGGGTCACCCGTGTGTCCCCTGCGGATCTTGTAGACAATCTCGTGGAAAGACCAGCCATACACAAGCATGGACAGAATGTTTTGCAAAGTTGAATCCCAAGAGTCAGACATGTCATTCAGGCATTCTTCAACGAACTCAACGGTACGGGCATCCTCACCCTCAACATGCCACTCCAGCCGGGTAATAACTTTATCTATCGCGTAAAGCATCGCCCCAATAACAGGATCATTGTCGTGCATCTCACGGTAAACCTTGAAGCCTTTAACACCTTGAAGGTTCTGTAAGAACTCTTCGTTAATGTAACCGCCGGATCTACGGAGACCAGACGAACCGATTTCTAGGAACCCTAATGTTTCTTTACTTTCTGGCATCTGCATTCATCCTCTGTGCGGTTAAGAACATGGCTTGAGCATCCGTGAACCCCGCTTCTCGAAACGCGCTGTACATCTCGTGGACGGTTACGGCGAAGGTTAGAAGCGGGGTCATTGGTTAAGTGTATCGCCCCAAATTAGAACGGAGGAATGTCGCTGCCCGGAGTTGTCCAAGGATCAGGCTCACGAGTAGTGACGCGGGGCATCGGCTCACTGTTACGAAAACGGATAGATTCACCGATCTCATCGGCAGTGATCACGGTTGTGAATCGAGTGTCACCCGTTTTAGTTTCATACTTTTCGATTCGCATTTTCCCTGTCACGATTACCCTGTTCCCCTTGCTGAGGGATTCTGCTACCTGCTCGCCTAGTTTCCGCCAGACTTTTATTTCGTAGAAAGACGGCTCCCCGTCCTTCCATTCGTTACCATCTTTCACCCGTTCATTAACTGCGATACTCATGTTCGCTACCGCATCGCCTGCCGGGGTGAATCGTAGTTCAGGATCCTTCGTTAAATTACCAACGATTGTTACTTGTGCACTCATTCTTCACTCACTCTCCCTCATATCGAATAATCCCAATTCACTTGGGATCCCATTGTTCCAAATCCTACCAGCAGCCACCCCATCAAAGTAGGATTTGCGGGGTTGAACATGCGCGTCACATTCCACGATTATCGGGCAACGGTCACAGTAGGAAAGGGCATCTAAAACGAACTCGCCTATTACCGCGTCGAAGAGTTTAGGGTCAGCCCCGTTACATGCAGCCTGCTCCAGATAGAACCCTGCTCCCCTCACTTCTTGCGGGATCTTTCTACTTGCGCCTGCGAGAAAGTCTTGTCACCTAAACGCTTCTTGAAATGTCGAATGTTGTTCTGTGGGATCCCCACGCGGGTAGTTGGAAGGAGGACGCAGAGAAGATCCGAATCGTGTTGAGACATGTAGCCTGCTTCGTCTATCGCGTCAAGGTCAGGGAAAACGTCAGCGTGACGCATCGTGTCCTT